TGATCAACCTAAGAGGATCCCTACGATCATTGAGACGTTAAAGGGAGACCTGCAAGTTCTTCTGAAACAAGAGCAGGTTAAAAAACGTTTGAGTGAAACATTAGCATTGAAGAAAACCTTGGTAGATAATCAAGAGGCTAACGTTGCTTCCTTTATCCAACATACCGAAGAACTTCATGAGAAGCTTCATAATCTTAACGCTGAACTCCAACAAGTCAGACAGCAATCCTCTAAACTTCAGTCGTATAAAGTGACCCTGAAGAATATGAACGCGGTGGCCATAGAGTTGGAATCTCTTGTTCAAACAAGGGAGAACCTCTCAAGCGAGATGGTGAACGCAGTTAAGATGGAGACTTTAAACTCTGTGATTCAGCAAGTTCACATGGAACTTACCGATCGAGAACAAACGATTGCTAAGCAGGATATTCAACGTGCCATCATTATGAATATCCAGTTAAATCTGAAAGAACTTACTGAGAAATCTGAACTCTTAAAGATAGCGATCGATGAACTCTCTCCGACGGAAGGTTTGATTGCTAAAGGACTGACAGGGTTTATCAACCATTTCCTTGCACAGATGAATCATTTCATCAAAAAGATATGGCTCTACCCTATGGAACTAGTTCCTATTATTCCTTCCGAAGATAACGGAGTGGATTTAGATTACAAGTTTCAGGTCCGTATTAACGATGATCCTGATCCTAGTAACCTAGTTCCCGATATCTCCAAGGGAAGCGCTGGCATGAAGGAAATCATTGACTTGGCATTCAAGGTCGTTAACATGATGTACCTGGGACTGGAGAAAGCGCCTTTAGTCCTAGATGAGTTTGGAGCTAGACTAGATGCTGCTCACCGCCAATCCGCACAAGCAGGTATCAGTAACATCATTAACTCTTCTAACTTCTCTCAAATCTTCATGGTGTCTCACTATGAGAATGCTTATGGAAGTCTTACCAACGCCGACATCTGTGTTCTTCATGCGAGTAACATCAAGCTACCCAATGACCTAGCGTACAATAAACACGTTAAACTTCATTAGACATACGGACTACCAGGATACCCTAGGGTATCCTGGTAGTCTTATGCTCTTAGACTTGATGGTCTTCGATGTACTGCTCTAACACAGCGATCTTCTGTACTAACTGATCGATCGTAGTCAACGCTTGATTAAGGCGGCTTCTATCTGTGGTATTACCCGCTATGATAGCGTCCCGTGCTGCTTGCGTAGTCTTATGCTTAACACTATCAATCAGCACAACCTTAGACGTCTCTACGAACTTAGTACCTGCTGCGACACCGAGTAAGTCTGTGATCACATTCTTTACGGCGGTCTCAACATGGGTCAGGTTCTTATCAGCGGGCATGGGTGGTAAGGAAACACCTAGCATCAATGAGCGATAGGCTATTCCGTTCACCACCGGGAGCTGCGTGATATACGTAGCGGGTACGTATACCCAATGACCTGTACTGGCTTGCAATGATACAATACTGACGTCGTTCTTGAGATCTTCATCATATTGAACCTCAGTGAGACCATTGGCGACATAGATATCCGCAAGCGGAGTCTCATTGTTCACCAAATAGTCACTGATCTTGCGAACTGCTTTACAGGTGTAACGCTCACCGTTTAAGATGAGCGAATCAAAAGGAGCACGTAAGATAAAGTACCCACTCGATCCTATCGTAGGGATAATAGCTTGCATGGTACTCCTTATGCGTACAAGGCGTTACTCTTAGCGGCAACCAGATAGTTGACGTTATCGAACATGGCCGAGACATACAAGATACCATTACGGTACTGTTTACGAGCATACAGAGGTACACTGGTGTAGATAGTTGCAGTTTCAGCAATGATCAAGAGCTTCTCCAAGAGAATCATCCAATCCTGAGTCTTTACTTGCATCCGGTTAAAGTCAGCAGAGGTGGTAGGTACAGGAATGTAGTCACTGAAGATACCGAACAGAGTTTCAAACCCTTCGATGTTGGTATTACCATTCACTGCTACGATAGACACTGCCTTGTAATCGTAAGGAAATACCGTTACGTTATTAGTGATATAGGCTTCAGGATAGAAGTTAATAGCACGTTTAGCAAAGGTGATAGACTCGTTAGGATTCACAGCACTGCTATACAGGCTAGAGAGGTTACCTAGGTTAGGAATAGAGATCTTATCCCAACGAGGAAGGAGTACAAACTCTGTACGTTTAAAGATCTCAGGAAGAATAACTTCCCATTCAGCTTTAGTGTGCGTACTGTTTGCCAGGACATATTCAACGATAGCATCCTTGATACTGTCGATGTTATCCCCTACCTTACCGTAGATCAGAACCGCCCATGTAGTCTTGTTGATCTGAGCTGTATTCAAACTGTTGATGAACTTGAAGTCCATCATACGTAGGAACGTCTCAGGGTTCTCACCCTTCAAGGTTTGGATCTTGTCGCTGAGTTGTGCGGATGTACGGGCATTCACTTCTGTCAACGCTAAGTTGTAAGCGTTAAAGAGATGATCGACAACGTCAACGGGAGGAAGAACCTCAATCTCATACTCGTCGTACTGGTCTTGGAATGCAGGATCAGACAACCAGATCTTGACGATAGTTCCGCTGTTATCCGTGGATTCCCAGCTCAACCATTCAGGCAATGCAAGTGTTCCATTGTCACGGAAGTCACCCATTTGCAAATTAGCTACCCGTTGGAAGAAATTCACCAGAATCGTATTTTTGAAATCTAATGATTCATAGGGACGGATATGCGAAGTGGCATACGAGATACAGTCAGTCACCACTTGGATGATTTGACGAGCGACACCGGAATTAAGAACTTGCTGAATACCAGAGACGGAATCAGTGACCTTAAAGGTGGTGAGCTTATATCCAGGGAGATCATTAAACTGATACTCACCTTTCTCTTTGCTGTACGTTCTTGACCATGTCGAGAGTTCACCTAAAGCGGAAGTATCCCCTGGTGTGTTGTTGACATAGGCGCTAACCGTAACAAAACCTTTGACTATTGTCGTCATAGTGACCCTCTGATTATTTCGTGAAGGATAAAAAATATATGTCAGTATGGTCGTTTATCACCATGTTCTTCACGTTCATTCGTGAATTACTGTTCGATTCCAAAGAAGAACTAGACTATAGCAGTTCTAAGTTCAATGCTCGCAAGGTAGCTGTTTTCTTTATTGTGATAGCACTGTCGTTATCGACTGCACTATTGGCGTATCGACTTGTCAATCAATCTATTTACGTAGTTCGTCTGAAGGATGCCATTATCCAACGAGAAGAACAATACCGTAAACAGATACGAAAGAATAAACGAGAAATCGATATCCTAAGAAAATACATCGATGACTTGCCAGAAAAGGTAAAAAAGTCCTATCCGGCACCATCAGATAGCGGGAACGATGTTGAAAATACACAGCACTTGCACGATATAGAACCTCTTGTGGTAAAACCTAAACCACGAGAACCCAGCTCCGACATGTCCAAGGATGAGCGAAAGGTCTTCCTTGATGACTACATTAAGGCCGGTAACTAGAGGTTTTATATTGTTTCTCATTTCTAATTTAATAACCCGGTACAAAAAGTAATGACGAACGATTCCACAGCCGATACCGCGTCCGAGGGAGTTCAGGACAAAGACGTTATTCTAGGTGCAGTTATCTACACCGATGGTAGTTGCAAGTACACCAACCCCGGTTACATCGGCTGGGGCGGTCATGGCTACACCTACCGTTTAGCGTCTGGTATCAAACCCACGGTCGCAGAAGGTCACCATGCAACCAATGAAGGTTACATTCCAGTAGGTCGTAAGAAACCTTTGGACACTGAAAAACCTGTTGAAGTTATTAAGTATCTGGACTTTCTTGGTTCTAGCCTGTCACAAGGAACCAACAATGAAGCAGAGTTGCAAGCTTTGACTCATTCGTTAGAACGTCTCTCGGAGCCTGAACTTGGTTTGAGCATTATCAGTATCTACACTGATAGTCAATATGTTAAGAACGGTATCACAGATTGGTGTCGTAACTGGGAACGTCACGACTGGAAGAAACCAGACGGCGCTACGGTTACTAACCATCTGTGGTGGATTCGTGCTTACTCTTTGTATAAGCAGTTGCTGAGCAAAGGTATCACAGTCACTGTGAATTGGGTCAAAGGTCACGATGATGTATTTGGTAATACCCATGCCGATATCCTAGCTGGTATCGGTACCAACTACTCTATGGACAATGTGGGTCGCACTGAATTTAAACTCAGCGATGCTAAGGGCTACTGGAAACAAGAAATTGACCGTCACCCTTTCCTCAATTTTAAACGCGTCTACTTTAATAGTGTCGATCAGTACAACATCAAAGGCCATTACTTCCAAGCAGATACCGGTGGTGCTGACCTGTTGATTGGTAAACGTATTCCTGAGACTGGACTTGCTGTGGTCAAGCTCACAGAACATGACCAAGCTATTGAAGACGTGAAGACCCGTCAATATGAGATAGCCATGGATACCAACGCTATCATCATGATGAAGCTTGACCGTGTGTTCTCTAAAGACGTCTATCCTTACCTTTCTGAATACGGCAAGTACTCCTTGCTTAGCAGTAAGGCTAATCACTATGGAACTAGGTCTAACTTGAATATCAATTTCTTTGATAAGCAAGCCGTAACTGTAGAGGTGAATCCCGCAGGTTTATCCATGCGGACACTTGAGAGCTTCAACCTTCTAGAAGAGTTACTAGATAGGTTCCTGCAGTATCGGGAAAATGGGTTTAATCTAGTGGACAACAACATCCAGTTGAACGCCCATGACGTTACCTCCACCTTCTACGAGAAGGAAGAGAAGACTGTCAAAGGCGATACTCAGACCAATTACACGTTAAAGTCTGAGTATGTTGTTGGTTTCAGGGATATGGCTATCGAAATTGAGGAACCGTACAACGGCTCCCTTGTTAAGCTCAAAGTACCATTGATCTTGGGAACTGACTTACTACCACGTAACAATCTTAAAAAGCTGGAAAACCATAAGCCGACCGTTTATTTGCTCACATGGCGAGAGTCTGAAAACTCTATCCGCTATGCAACAGTCATTGACTGTGAGTCCGGTCTAGGTATCTGGTCTAATTTCTTCGCTGATAAGATTTTCTTTCCAAAACAGCTTCATGAATAAATAACATGTTCAACATTGCCACCGTGGCAGCTAAACGTACAAAGGGCTTGTTCTCTAGAAGCTTTACGGCTTTACTCGAAAACAAGCTTCCGCGTAAGGTGAAGCGCCTTATCTATGTCTCCAGTATTCTTGGTCTGATGCAACAAGTTCGGGATCCCGACATGACATTGGTAACCAAACTTAATGAAACATTCAAGTTAGCAGAGTATCCTGATGCTTTCGCTTTCCCTATGTACATTAAGTCTGTGATATGGAAAGATGCGTTATTCGATCAGGTATGTATTCATACAGATCGTAATGTCGCTATAGGTGAATTGATCAACGAAGACTTGAACAACCGTGACTGTACCGCTATTGGTGAGTATTTTGCTCAACAGGCACCAGCATGGTTGAAATATGGATCGCTTGAAGTAATGGTTAACGACATCGTCGTTTTGATCAAGCAACTCAAGCAGTTTAAAGAACAGTCACGCACTGCGTTAGCCTAATACCAATTGGCAAATAGTATCTTCCCTAGGTCCACAAGGCCTAGGGAAGATACTATGTTACGTTAAATATTGGTTTCCAAGTCAACCATGAGTTTCTCTACACAGCTAACTAACTGCTCCACGCGGAAGCGATAGATAGCAATGAACTCTACGAACTTACCGATTTCATATGCTCCAGTGGAGATATTCAAAGCGGCATTCCCAGAGATCTGCGACATACCGTTGTCTTTGGTATCTGCAACAATCAAATTGAGCATGTCCAAAGACTTCTTAACAGCAGCCGAGACGTCCTTGATGTTTTGACTCTTACGCTGAACGTTGAGTTTGTCAACACCGTGAACCAGTTGTTCTAAGTCACCTAAGCGGCCTACGACGTCTTTAAGCTTCAGCTTAGGAAGATTGCTATCGGTGAACTTTTCACGGCGTTCTTTTACTCGAACAAAAACATCCGTATGATCCTTAAGTGAAATCTTACTTTCCTTATTAGTGATAAAAGCCGAGAGAGCAAAGTTATATTCCCCCAATGTCTTATTGGCTTCTTGGAACACGTCCACAGCCATGTTGCTCAATGTCTCGACATAGGAGAGAAGATCACCGCGAAAACCTTCAGGTACAGACACTAAGTTTTCACCAGCCTGCACAAAGCTGGTATGAGGTAACTTCACTTTAAGTTTACCAAACTCCAACTTAACCTGTTGCACATGCGATTGAAGATCTTCTCCAACTACAAGACTCTTATATTTTTCAAGTAAACCTGCTGTTAAGGCAGGAACTGTGTTTTTGAAGGTTTCGATAACGTTGTTAATTACACCTGCTTCAAGAGCGAGCCTCGCCATCTGAGACTCCAAGCTAGGCAGAACGTCCGTATCGAAGTCTTTGATCATGGCGAACATGTAAGTAACTCCGTAAAAAGAAAAAATGAAAAACTATTAGCAATAGTCCATACTATGAACACTGCGCTCATCACATAAGCAGTATAAATGTACGTGAGATTCAATAAGGGCTTCCTAGAAGCTGGAGATTTACATGTCTGATTTGTTGAAAAGTAATTTATTAGCAGCTCCTGCTGTTAAGCCCTTGATTAATATTGGCGGTACTCTGGATATTCCTACTGGCTTTTATGTCAAGGGTATCCACGGGGAGATGATCATTTTGGGTGGTTTGGGAAGCATCACAGGGGTTACTGGAATTGGTAACAGCTTCAAGTCTACGATCATGCATTACATGATGTTGGCAGCTGCTGACCGTATTGGTTCTACGTCTAAGATCTGTGTCATGGATACCTACGACACAGAAATGAACATTCACCAAGAACGTCTTCGTGACTTGACTTATAGTTTTGATACATTCAAAGAACGTGATGTGTTGAATGACGGCACTTGGACTGTAACCGATAAGTCCTTGTATCTGGGTAACGAATGGTTCGAGAAGAAGAAAGAGTTCTTGAAAGAAAAGCGTGACAATAGTCGTAAGCTTACCTTTAAGACTCCCTTCTTAGACCGTGATCGTAAAGCATTAGAGATCTTGATACCGACCTTCAGTGAAGTCGATAGTCTGTCTGAGTTTGAAACAGCAGATGTTAGCAAGATCATGGAAGAGAATGAACTCGGTGACACAGGTGGTAACACTATCTACATGCGACAAGGTTTGGCTAAGAACCGTCTGATGATGGAGATGCCTACCCTAGCAGTGGCTGCTAACAATTTCACCTTGATCACTGCCCATCTGGGTAAAGAGATCAACATGGCTTCAGGTCCTTATGCACCGCCTCCTACCAAGAAGTTGCAGCATATGTCTCAAGGAGACAAAATCAAAGGTGTCTCTGATAAGTTCTTCTTCTTGACAACAAACTTCTGGCAGACCAAGTCTGTGAGTAAGTTGATCAACCAAGGAACTAAAGGACCCGAGTATCCTCGTGATAGTAACGACGTAGGTAACGTTGACTGTGACTTGAACTTGGTCTCTATGATCTTGTTGCGTGGTAAAGCCGGTCCGTCCGGCTTCATTCTTGAACTGGTGATCTCTCAGGACGAAGGACTTCTCCCTTCTTTGACTGAATTTCACTTGATCAAAGAGAACGACCGCTTTGGTATCACAGGTACATTGCAACATTATGCTTTGGATATCTATCCAGAATGTAAGCTTAGTCGTACTACGGTGCGTGGTAAAATCAACAATGATGTGAAGCTGCAACGTGCGCTCAACATTACTTCTGAACTTTGTCAAGTTCGTCAATTCCACAGAAGTCTGAATGCACCTACTGCACTAGAAGTTTATAACGGCGTAAAAGCTAATGGTTATGACTGGGATTTCATTCTTGAAAATACCCGGGGATGGTGGACTGTCAATAACGACTCACATCCTAAGCTCTTTTTAAGTACGATGGATTTGGTCAATATGGCCAAACCTAAGGATAGTCCGGACTTCTATCATCCTTATTGGCTTTCCGATGATAATGTCACCGTGAAAAAAGAGTATAGAAAATAAGTTAAGGCTTCAATAGACGCTGCAAGGATTTTCAAATGGCTAACGTAGTTAAAAATCTATCCGGGCAACGTTTTGGTAGATTAACTGCACTTTCAGAGAACGGAAGAAACAATAAAGGTAGAGTCTTATGGAACTGCCTATGTGACTGCGGTGTTACTGTGGTTGTAGCTAGTAATAATTTACATTCTGAAAACACTGGGAGTTGCGGTTGTCTGAAAAAAGAAACTAATGCGGCTAACGGAAAGTTATTGCTAACTACACACGGCCTCTCCCATACGCCCGAATATAGAGCGTGGGCTGCTATGATACAAAGGTGTAAAAATCCAAAAGATCAAGCTTACGCAAATTACGGAGCGAGAGGTATAAAGGTTTGCGATAGTTGGAGCAATTCTTTTGAAAACTTTCATAAGGATTTAGGATCAAGACCTACATCGGAACATTCTATCGATAGGGAAGATAATAACGGAGATTATACACCTAATAATTGCAAATGGTCAACAGTAGAGGAGCAATCTAATAATAAAAGAAATAATCATATTGTAACATACAGGAACAAAGATTATACAATAGCCGATCTTGCTAGAGAATATAATCTTAAAGATGGTATATTACGGGATAGATTAAGATTAGGTTGGTCGATAGAAGATGCTGTGGAAAAACCTTTCGGGTATCGATCTACTATTAGTAACCTTCTTTAACTAGAAGAAGATTGCAAAACAGTTAAGAAGGGTTATCCCGCACTTTAACTAAAAAACCATCGGTGACAATGAAGTCACCGATGGGTATTTTTCGAGATTTTAACAATGACACAAACTAACTATGAAACTGCGATGGCGCAATTCAAGCTGCCTAAACCAACTGACGACATTGATTTGGTAAAGGAAGTTCGCGCTATTTTGCTCTCCGGTGGCTTGCATGCCGCTGTAGCTGCTAACTTTGATACCAACCGTTTCATTATTGAAGCTGAAGGTAAGATCTCTCCAGTGCAGCGTCACTTGCTGAACCGTTATTGGACAATGCAATTGATGTATTCGTCTAAACCTACCACCGAGGAGCGTTACTGCTTGATCCCTGATGGTCAGGTAAGCGACTGGCTGCGTCTGTTCAAGGATAAGGTGTTCCCCTTTGTATTAGAGAACCATCTCCCTGTTAAGATCTAAAGGAGATCCTCATGACTAACCGTGCTAAAGCGCAAGGTTTTATTGTCGAGTTCATTGAAAAGATTGCACCTAACACGGAGAACGGTAATATCTATCGTACGATATTCGCCGCAATGTCTGATAAAGACTTTGATGCTTTCATTACTGATCTTGAATCAGGTAAGAAGAAGCTCGCTATTATCAGTCCTAACTTCTCTAAGAATGGCTTGTCTACTGAACGTAACCTTGCAGTTGCCAAAGAATTGGATCATAAGTTCTTTCAGAAGTTATGGATAGGTGGTAAGGATGATGTTCCTACTTACCTGACTCCTAATGAGTACTTGGTCATCGATCTACCGGTTCGCCGTGCATCGCAGTTACTTACTAAGAAGATTTCGGTTCCTAAGCATAACCGTGTGATTGATTCCTTAACGGGGCAACCTACTGGTGAATCAAAGGGCGCTAAGATCTCTTATCCTGAACTTCAGGTATGTGCTGCCATGGGGTTAGAGGATACCATGGTGGAATTGATGAAGTACCGAGGTGGAGACGCACGTGGTCATGCTGCTTTAAATGGCATCTTGAGCAAGTACGGTAAAGTGAACCAAGCAGTGTTGGCTAACTATGCATCCGGCGTTGAATCCACTAACACAGTTAAGACATTCCTCTTAGCTTGTCACTTGAAGAGCACATTGTAGAATGGCAACCACAAGTAAGCCTACTCGGTTACTGATTGACTTAGATGCGTTGTTTGATACTCGTCTTGTAGTTCTCTCAGAGATGGAAGGGGACGCATTAACAGCTGCTTTAAAACACGGGTATCACGAAAGAGTGTCTGACAGTTTTCCTGGCGTAGACTTTAACGACTTCAAAGAACGTTACAAGAAACGCGATAAGAGAACTCTGGCTAAAGCTTTTGTGACACCCTTGATTAATCTGATCAAAGAGTTTGCTATTGAGTCCCTTCGCAATGTTAACAACACACCGTTTCACAACAAACCTATTGTAGTGATCAATGAGTATCCGTATAAACTATTGTCCGCAGAAGCCGCTGAGATAGTTAACGGTGTTCGTCACATGACTAACGGTATGTGTGACATTGAAACAGTTTACTTAGAACCAGCGCAACTTACCCCTCTATATGTTAAGCTTAATCTTGCTCTTATGATCATGTATGATTATGAGGACTGGCTTGAGATTCATGCAGTCAATGGTAACTGGAAAAAACATACGGCACCTGACGTTACGTTATTGGTACCGATGATGAGTAAACTCGACGTGACACAGGTTAGTAAGAACATGCATGATAACTTCCTTGAAATACAAAAAGCAGTAGCTCCCTTTGTAGATCTGAAATTTATCAACACTGAAAACTTCTCTTTGGTTCTCAAAGCAGAACATTTTCACAAAGCAAATCAAGCCATAAAAGATACCTAGAGATCCGTAAAGGATCTCTAGGTATCATCAACATTTAAGCTCGGTCACCCATAATGTCATTGTACTTGACAGGTTGAACACCAATAAAGGTTTCACCTTCGACCAAGTCAATAGCAGGCAAAACAGCATCAGATACATCGTCCACTCGTTGTGCGGTACGTTTACGTGAATCCACACGAAGCAAAAGGTTAGCAATGCTCTTAGCCATTTCAGCTTCCGACTTAGCGTTACTGTCATCGGACTTGATCTTAGCACGAGAGAGGATAGTGCGATCCATGCCGTCTAAAGACTGCATCAAAATCGCACGGTCTTCTGTACTTTCGGGTACAGGACCCTTTTTGAGAAGAGCGCCAACTATGTTTTCGCGAGTCTTTAGTGTGAACTCTAAACGACGCTGGTCTTCTAAACTCAAGATGTCATTTGCGGACATAGTGAACCCTTTCTAAATGCCTTAGGTAATATATACTTTATTCGAGAGCTATCTTTAAACTTATCGTAAAGGAGGTTCATGATCCCCATAATTCGAGGATGGTTTACGAAGAAGTTAATACCAAGTAAAAGTATTTTGGAGAAAGCTGCTGAAGAATACAAATGTTTCGAGCCTAGTCGCTTACGGAACATTTTCTCATCAGATATGAGTATTGTACAGATATCCGTCTGTAAAACTACAATTGAGGACTATCAAAAGTTCTTGAAAGTTCTCATAAATGCGTTTGACCAAGAGACGCAACTTACCAAAATGCAAGTTACTCACGAAATAAGTACCATCTATTTTCGTGATTTCTTTGTAGATCGCAAACAGTTCACAGTAGAACCAGTAAGTACTATGGAAGAATTTATTCCTCTGTGCGCTAGGTTTCTCGAACTATACCACATCGATGAGATCAACCTTGATCCATCTTTCATCGTTCAAAGTAATCTGCGTCATACCAAAGATGTAGTGAACAATCTCGTATCTATATTGGATACACTCAAAACCCTATGAATATCAAAGACCTCATAGTCCCGTACAATGATCCGATCCCAACTCGGTCAGTGGACAGTGTGCTCCCAGTATTCTATCGTGAGATCTTGAAAACACTCTCTATTGACGAAGGTCGATTCTTAGTTTGTGTTGACAGGTATGTCCGTAGAACTACTACGCCTGAAGAATTGAAGGAAGTATCTTCGATTCGTGGTAATCTTCGCAAAGAGCTAATGCGCTCAGTGATGACATGGAAGGTCTTCATCAAAGGACTTCGGGTTATCAATGTTCGTAAGCTTGATATTGGTTTACATGTAGAGTTCCAAACATCGGATGATGAAAATGCGGTTAAGGAAGCTAGCGTCCTGTACCGTGTGAACCTGGAACCTAAGTTAGGTGTTTTGCCAGATGAAATTGTAAAAACAGACACTATCCTTGCACATATGTTCAAAGACATCATGTTCAAAGCGGGGGTAACGATGACGCATTTCATGCGGTTGATTGCCGACTACATCATCAAAGCCAATATTCCAACCAACGTTAAAGAAATCTCTAGTACTCGGGGTAACCTGAAGAAAGAACTCTTTAAGTCTTCCATAACCTGGAAGGTCTTCATCAAAGCCTTGTCGTTTCTTCACGTGCGGCGCTTTACACTCGGTGTTTATCTCCACCATCAAAATGGACATATCACTGAACACAAGCGCTCAGTTAGCATTGACGACGTAGGTGATAACCTCGAATAAACCATGACTGACAAAACCCTCTCGAGAGACGATCTTAACCTGATCGTCGATGATGTTTTGCGCGCCTTTGAGATAGAGTTGATGCGCCAACAAGATGAAACATTGCGTCAAGCATTGCTGGAGCAGGTTCTCAAACTGTTCTTTGACACCAACCTGTATGCGTTCTTTACCCCTGTTCACTTGGAGAGCCTAACAACACGGGTATTTAGTAACGGACTCTTGCGTGACTTTGTACTGAACCTGACTGAACGTTCTACGTTCTTCTGGACTAACAGTGACATCTCTTTTGATGAAACATTGTGCAGTACCGTTGCCAAGGCTATTACTGTTTCCAAGAAGTATCCAGCTGACTCCAAGGGAATGTGTCTGATACCTGAGAGTATCGCAGCATCTATCTCAGCATCTACTGAGACAGTGAGTGCTGCGCTCCTGTATAACCCATGGCTTTTGGTTTGCTACATCTTGGTCATGCACTTTGCAAGTAGTGAGATCTTTGCTGAGATCTCTAAATCACTCAACAACCCTGCAATCAAGCGAGCTTCTGGAAATGCAGCACAACAATAACATGCAACGTAATCCCAAACCTTACACAGGTCCTAACCCCTTGCTTCGTCCTTTCCCAGCACCTATGAGCTGGGGTCAAGACGGCGTTGACCATATCAACATTGGTCATTGTGGTGAAACATACCTTGGTAAAGCTTTGGAATTGGGGTCCAACATTTCGTTTAACCATTCCATCTTTGGGAAGTTCTCCAACATTCAATCGTTCTGGTACTACATTCAAAGTGTAGAACGTGACGATCGACTGCGTAAACTCCATGGTGCAAAGTTGTTCAAGTTAGCTTCGCGGATGACCGTTTACCGTGTGATCAACTTCCGTGCCATGATTTTGGACTCTATGTACCAGCGTATCTACCAGAGTGATGAGTTACATCGTTTGGTCAGTGAGTCCACGCTACCGTTTGAATGTTACCGTTTGAACAAGGCTGAAATCAGAATTCGTCCTGAGTATTTCGATTGGTTTATTCGTGGAATGGAAGAGATCCGTTCCGCTATCAAACAAAAACGAGATCCAGACTTCTTCTATTTCAAAGACAACAGCTCTAAAGATATCTACAAGTACGTGCACGATACACCTACTGCGGATAAACGAGAGCACCATGATACGCGTGTGACTTCAGAATCTTAAATAAAAAACCAGATGAAGAAGGGATATCCCTTCTTCATCTTTTACCGTGAGATTAAAAAATGAAAATCTATTTAGTACAACGTGGTGAAATCAATCGCCCGTTGAACGACTACTTGGGCGAACGCTTTAGTAGGGCTGTCGACTTGGACTATATGGGTCGCGCTGAGTTTGAGTTTGGTGCAACGGCCAAAGGTCTTCGTGACATACAGGCTCAACGAGACCAGTTTAAACTCGTAACGTTTCGCGACATCAAACGAAACGATTCCCCGCTTCGCGTCTACCATATGTTATCTGACGAAGACTATGGTAAGTACATGCAAGTGTTACAAGGTATTTGGTTGGACAATGCAAAGAATGAAGATACCATTGAGCGGACATATTTCTACCAGAATGCAGAGGACTACCAACTCAAGACAGATCTCTGGTGGGACTTGAAAAACTGTGTCATCTGGTCGTTTAATAAACATTTCATGACGCGGGTTCATCACCATCTGGAAGTAAGCTGGAAATATATGGACGAGCAAAAAGCTCTTCGTGATAGTCGACAAAGTTAAGATACAGAAGAGGGCGTTACCCCTCTTCTGTATCTCCTTCTTTTTTTGTCCTCAGTTATCTTATAGTAATGTATACTTCAAAGGTTTCATATGGCTATTAGTGCTGTAAGACAGAAATCGTTAGATCAACAGACGAATGTCGCTATTGTGGACATGATCACTGCCAACACTAGCGATATTCTCAACTCTCCAAATATTGGTTCAGATAACATCACTGCTCAAGTGCAGGCGTTCTTTGATAGCGCTAAGCAAGCAGATACCGTAACAGCTGCTCAAGCGGTTGACAGTACCGTACGTGCAGCCAAGAATGCCATGGGTAAAGTCCGTGACATCGGTAAACTCTCTACCAAAGACATCGATAAGCTTGTCTCAGGTCTACTGAAAGACAAACCTAAAGCACAAGCTGTGTTTAACAAGCTTGCTCCTAAGTGTCAAACGAAGGGTTTAGGAACAGGTAGTATCGGTAAACGTTATGACACCGATATTGATTGTGGTGGTAAGAAACGCAAAGGCAATAAAGACGGCTGTACCAGCTCTGAATACAGTGACGTTCTTAATAAGTTAACCGATGGCGCCTATGCCGCTAACCACAAAGACTTAAATTCGGCGCTACAGAACTTGGTAAGTTTGAGTAAGTTTGGTTACGACATGAACTTGTGTGGAGTTTTCTCTGCGTTGGTTGGTGACTTGAATAAGGATGTCTTGTCACGTGGCTCTGGTGCAATCATGAGTTATCTGGCAAGTAGCGGTAACGTCTTGGGTATGTTCGATATCTCTGGCGCAGCTGCGGGTCTTCATTCTACAGTGGAAAACCCCGGTATCATTAAAGACTTCTTTGCTAACTTTAAGATGCCTTCTGAAGTTAAAGGAACCTCTTTGACGGATATCGCAGTGAGAAGTAAAGCTGCTATGGAGTTGGTAGATGAGAACTGGAACATGAGTCAATATGACGGTATGCTCTCAGTTGGCTTTGCCGACGGATATAACGGTGAGGTTGACGAAGTGTTACGCGCTGAACAATTAGGTTATAGTTTCAATGACAGTCAATTGGATATCCCAGTTGCAACCGATGACACTTACATGATGGCAGCGTACAACATGAACTCTTTTGACGCAATGGCGGCTTTTGCTTAAACGACATAATAGACACAGGAACTGGCTACTGCCAGTTCCTGTGTCTTATGTTTACTGTTGGAAACCATTACCGCCAATGACGGCAGAACCACGGTTAGAGCCTTCAATAACGTTAGAGATAACACTAGGGATTGCGTCATGCACTGTTGCTGCCCATGCAGCAGGAGAGAACAGACGGCTAGCCTTGGTCAATTGCTTGGCTAAGTCCAGTTTTAACCTAGGTACAGCATAAAGCTGCGTATATAAGTCTTGACCGGCTAGCACTGCAATATAGTCGCTCATGATGTTGTCGCTATCCATGTTGGTATCTGTAGAGAACAGACCGCCTGAAGATATAGGCATATGCATGATAGACGATAAATCTACAACCGAGAACGTTACATCAATAGCTAGCGGGTTACCGCGAGTATTGAACGCAAGGTTACTGGTACCGCGAGAGATAGAAAGCGATTCTACCATACCGTTCTGGACTTGACAGCGACCACGGTCGTAGAGTTGACAAAGGTAAGGACTTGTGTAAGACGCTTTACCTGTAGACAATGGTAACGTACCTGCCAAGATCATGCAAAGTGGGATATAGATATTTTGTATCTGCGATACCACATTACCGTAGGGGCTAATAAGTTTGATTGTGTACGATGACCTTGGGAGCGTTGCACTAGAACTCTGCCAGTGCTTAGGAATATCAATGTAACCTGAACCGCCTAAACCGGCCAACACGTTACTAAATCCTAAAGTAACACCATCTGCCACGCCTTTAAGAACATCCACAGCACCGCCCACTGCACCTCGTACCATTTCCTCGATACCGGTACCAGTCATGTTACCATCGGACATAGTAAAACGTAACTGTCTAGCGGTAGAAGAGATACCGTTGATCTTAGCAGCAAGGTCAGATTCTTGGACAGAGTTACCAAAAGCTTCCTGAGTAGCACCGGTGTGATCTACTTTGAAAACTGCAAACTGTGCACCATCACGGAACTCAGCATCTAAGTTTTGGAGGAACTGTTCACTAAAAGGATTAGGCTTACCTACATCTGGATACTTGGTGTCAGCGGTATCTTCTTGTTTAGGTTGCGCTTGAGGGTTTTGTTCTGTGGCATTTGAATTGGTGTCAAGTTTATACTCACCTAGCATGAAGAACTTATTCAAACGTGCAGAGATAGTTTGATACCCATCGATCAAGTTACCGGTTAACATATTACCAGTAGTGGTTGTGATATAGGTACTATGCTGACCTTTGCCAGTCAAACCACGCTTTAAGAAACCAGTGAAATCACTAGCTGTTGTATTGTTTGCTGCCTGATATTCCGCTAAGAAGATCTGGTTAGCAGTACGCTGTGCACGGTTAACAATAGAAGACACGTTGATATAGTTATCGGTTCCTACACCGCCAATGTTACTTGCAGAACCAAAAACTTCAGGCATCAGTGTAGCGAGGTAGCTTACTTGCTCACTATCGATACGATACGGTTGACCTAAACGATCTCCGCCGTCACCGTCGCTGCTCATTACCCGTGGCAAGAGACCACGTGTCACTGCAATGTTATTAACTAAGCTTTCAACCGAAGCCCAATAGGTATGCATAGTCGGTTTGACAGTATAGAACTTACTGGTAGGTTTACTGAATACCCAACTTAATGCTTTACCCATCATAACCATGACAGCTAACTGTGGGAAAGCTGTTACAGCTGTTACTGTACCAAACATCTTACCTGCGTTATACAGTAACCCCGTAGCGCGACCGGTGCGTGCTAAGGACACCATGTCCGCATCATAAGCACGAGAGAGAAATGACATCATACCGCTAAACTGCGGTACACCAAAGCGCATGTAGATAGTTTGCGACGGATCGTCAATGGCTTCACTATAGTAGCGTCCCATACCGTGGTTACCACTTACAGCAGTCACAGCTACGTCATTGCGACCGTTGTTACGACCTTTGGAACGGATATCACTGTACCGAGTAAACTGAGGCCTAGCATTAATACCAATATTGCAACCTAAACGACCATCCGTAAACTTAGATTCAGCCGAAGAGTAATAACGGTTTGTGCGGTCACTCAAATCGCCAATGTCTAAGTCGTTCAATAGAAACGCATTCTTAGTCCATTGGGAATCTAGAACCTGCTCATTGTAATCCGAAGGTAGGGAACTATTTGGAGACATGACATATGTCCCATTCACCTCAACTGTTCGCGATGAAGGTAATTTCTTTGTCACCATAAATGAATCCTTAAAAATAGTAGACCAAAAGAAGACCATGGGGCTGTGAAGCCCCATGGTCTATTTGGCATCATATCATGATACTTCAAGCAGTTTTTCGTCGAAGGTCGATAGCAGACTGAACAGTCTTTGGTGCACTGTTATTTACCGGTCCACTGTTTGTGTACTGGGATTTGTCCATTGCTCCAACCTTTTGATTCAAATCTTTGAGTACTTCAGGATCAAGTTTATCAGCAATCGTCTTCAGGATATCTCGCATCTGTGTCTGTACGTCCAATTGCTTAGACAATGTATCAGCCATCGTAGCGAACCCTGTTGTACCCATCTGTGTAGACTGTGCCATGGAGCCGCTTGTCGAAGGCGATATAACGGTTGGGTTATTGTTAACCAAAGACCCACGTGGCAGTGTTGTTACAGTTGGAGACGGTGGAACTTTAGCAACAGGTTCAGCGCTAGCGGTAGTGGTACCGGCGGCACTTGGTACTGCTGTTGGAGTTCCAATGGTATTACCTGTTGGAATGTTGATACCATTCTCACGGGCTACCTTACCTAACTTGTCATCTATCTTCTTATACAGTTCTGCCACTGTTGTAGCTTTACCGTTAGTGTAGAAGTACTCAGGATTCTTACGAGCTACCTTAGGAAGAATCTGAGCGGCTATCTGGTTAGGATCTGCACTCAATATCTTGCGAGCACCCGATGCACCTAAGAGATGCGCCAAGTAAACGTCAGTGATATTGGGGTTAGCCTTAGCGCTACTGATAGCTTTGCGATTGCTCTTAAAGTATTCAGTAGCCATCAACGTGCTGGCGGTTAAGTCAGACGGTGGTGTGTTGGGGTCTAAACCGTGTTTACGTGCATGTTTACCCATCTGCTCTTTCCAGGTATCATTCACAAACTGGAATGCACCAGATGCGGACGTACGATTGGATTTCGCATTAGGATTCAGACTCGACTCAACAGCAGCAATCAGCGCTGCTTCATTGGGGTCGGATCCATTACCCTTAGCAATGCTCATGATGGCGTTCTTCACGTCTTCCTTGTTATTAGGATCAACAGGATCTGCCTTTGCAGCCACCTGTGTAGACGGTTTAGTTTCACCATCTGCTACTAACGAAGGTTGACGAGTACTAGTAACCGCAGGTGCAGTGTACTTAGACATACGCTTATTGTCATCATAAGCCGCTGCAATAGAACCAGCCGGCGCTTTGACATTACTATCATTAGCCGCAATATCCGTTCTAGGAGCGAGTGCTTTCGTAGCTGCATTCTTATCACTAACCTTAGCCATCTGCTCAGAGGTCGTGTTCAGAATAGCCATGGAGAGTTCTTGGTTACGTTTACCCAAAGGTACACCGTCCATTGTACCGACTCCACCACCACCCTTACCGATCGATGCAGCAATTGCTTGTGCGGCAAAACTCTCATCTTTCTTAGCAAGACTCAAGTTACCCTGGATACCGATAGCTTCCATATGCCATGGCTCACCGCCCACTGGTCGTGTGAATCCATATTTACGCATCAGTCCCGCTTCTTCCAAAGCATCCAAGTCCGAGGAGTTCACATCAATCGCTAGTCCAAACTCATGCAGAGAATTACCAGGTTTAGCTGCCTTCCTTGGGTTCTTATTGTAAAGAGCCTGTTGTTGTGCAGTACTACGAGAACCAGAAGTAATCGTAATAGGTTTACCTGTACGCTCGCCGTACTCTTGTGCCATAGCACGAAGGTTCTTCAAGAGTTCTGGGTTCAGTCCTGCTAAGCTTACCCCTTTACCAAGTTGTAAGTATTGATCGGCACCAGAGCCGTCAGCAAGTCCACCTGGAGCCATCGTAAGCTTAGGTATACCGTTACCACCTCGCACAGAGTCTTTAGTGACAATCGTTTCCTTACCTTCTTCACCTGTAAACGGATCACCGCCGTCCACACTTGGTTTGGTAGAACCAGGACGCAGATCAGCAGGTTTAGTTACAGGGTCTACCTTTGGAGCGGTTACCGCAGCAGGTGCTTTGGGTTTCTCCGGTTCAATAGTAGAAGACTTCTTCTCTTTCACCTTTGTCAACTCAACATACTTATCTGTCAGTTTCTTAATCAAGGCAAGCGTGGCTTCCTTGGTATCTGTCAGAGTAGGAATGAGTTTAGTAGGGCTTGTGAGTTCGCCGTAAGGACCGTTATTGAAACCAATAGTACTTAGATACTGAAGCTTTTCCTTTGGTTTGAACTTAGTTGCGTCTTCTAACTTAACTTTGTTATCGATAGCATTGACAGCTGTTACATGAGTCAAGAAGAAAGGTTTGAAACGATCTTTGAACCATTTACCGAATGCTGCACAGGCTTCTTCATCATTTTCGTCGATAGAGAAGATAGACAACATTTCCTTCTTGTCAACCTTCTTCTCCAGAAGCATAGCTTTGTTGCCATCAAAACCAATACAACCATCATTCAAGTAAGCTTCTAACTTCAAGCCGAGATGGTAGTGGTCTTTCAAGTCAGGTGTAAAGCCGTACTGTAAGAGTCGAATCTCTTCAAGCTCGTTAGCGCTGTTACGGGTTAAGTACTTATAACCTTTGTAACCTGCGTATGCGGTAAGCGCAACAGCTGCTGCGCCCAATACAAATGGCGAAGATACAATGCCACCAATTACTGATATGCCAGCACTTACACCGGCTAATAAAGCAGAACCCACGCCACCGGTCATCAAGCTACCAACAGTAGCAGCTGTACGGATAGCAGTTAGCGCAGCACGAGGATTACGAACAGCCGCTAAAGCTCCTCTGCCTGCTAGTTTACCAACACCTAACAGTCCTCTACCAGCAAGCTTAGTGACACCCCATAGACCTCGACCCATGCTACGGATGATGCCGCCCTTCTTACCACCTTTAGATTTACTCATCAAGTCACCAGCACCCTCCATGAGGTCACCAGCTTTACCAAAGGCGTCACCTAAGCCATCTTTAGCCATGTCAAATAAGCCAGAGGCTTTCTTGATCATCATATCGATAGCGTTCTCTTGAGAGCGATATTTAGGAGCTAGGTCAGCTTGTAACATAGACTTCGCACTGTTCTTAGCGCGTTCAGCTTGTGCAACTAAACGATCTTTCCAAGAGCCAACGCGATCACCAAGCATTCCTGCTTTACCAGCAACAGTAGGACCAACAGCGGCTGCTGCTTTAGTCTTCATGTCACTAGTCATTTTACCGACAGCACTCACTGCTCCAGAGAGCTTATCTTTCCAAGTACTCTTAGTTTCTTCTTCAGCAGCAATCGTAGGTTCACCATTCTTACGTTTGGATTTAGAAGCCTTTTGCTTCAGATCTTCCTTACGTGCTTTGCGCTTGCCTTTGGCAGACTTGTTGCGTTTGTCACGAGAGGTTGTAAGTTTGTCTTGCAACGCACCTACCTTACCTTTGACCTTGTCTTTGATTTTACCAAAGAGTCCTTGCGGCATAGGTCCTACAAACTCACCAGGTTCACCTTGATCAGAAGAGTTATTAGACATAGAAGCACCGCCGCGCATCATGTCACGCATTTCTACGAGTACATTGTAGATACGGGTACTACCAATACCAATGTCACCCAAACCTGAGAACAATGCTTTAAAGGACGCTGGAAGCATCTCCAGTCCCTTATCCAAGAGACCAGTTGCACCTCCCAAGAGTCCTTTGAGGAACTTACCACCAGCAGTAAAGCCAGCGGACAATGCAGCCTTGCTGAAACTCAATGCTTTCTGAGCACCAGTTCTTACCTTGTTACCAAGGTTATCTTGGAGTCCTTCGGCAACATCTTCTAAGGTAGCAATAACCTTGTTGGACTCATTAACAATGTTACCTTTAAGGTTCTGTAAGTCTTTAGCAGTCTTAATGACCTTACCGGTAGCTTGGTCACGATAGTAACCAGCTTGAATCAATGTAGCCTGAAGAACTGGGTTCTTACGACCTTTGATATAGAGATCCTTGCTGATAGTTTTCATGTCAGTGATTTTCTCAGACAACCACTCACCTAACTTACCACCTTTCTCAGACAGCCATTTGGAAGCACGAGGGATCTTATCAAACATGATATCGCCAGTTGTCTCGATACCTTTCATGAACATGTCACGGGCTTTACCGAGTGTCCAAATAGCAGTGGCTTGCATGGGATCCTTGACTTTGTCATAGATCTTACTCAAACCTTCACCAGTTTTGACTGCAAGTTTACCTGCACCTTTAGCTGTTTTAACACCGGCGCTAGTAATGTCACTCATTCCTTTACCAAGGAGTTTACCGGTATTACCAAACATTGATGTCAGGATACCTGTATAACTGCTATTATCGCCAACGCCAGAACCTGCGTTATGCGAACCGGACTTTTCAATCAGTTCAACGATACGTGCAATGTTGTCTCGGATGTTGGATAGGATAGAGACGGAACCTTTGTCGTTATCCATGATGTTCTCTTGCTTCTCAGCCAGAGCCTGGATAGCTGCCATGTTGTTACCGTTCATATTGACTAAGTCAATAGTGGTTCCACCGGGAGCTGCATCTTTACCAATGTTACGGTTAACCTCTTGGGCCATAGGACCGACGTGTTGACGGTCGTTACCCTTACCTTTCTTGTACTTCCAGTTGAAAATAGAAGTTTTACGGATAGAGGCTAAGGCTTTCTTAGGCGAGAACTTACTGATACCTTGTTTAGCGTGCATGTCCGATGTCTGGAAACGTTCACTCAAACCCATACGTGTGGACACCGGGTCATCCATGTTAACGTCCAGAGTACCAGCATCGACCATGAGGTGATACTTATCCTCATTGATCTTGTACTTACCGTCATCGGTTTCTATGAGAACGCCTTCTTTGATCAAGATGTCAGCATTACCCATGTTGACAAACTCTTGGATCTCACTGCGGATATCCGGTGTAGACCCACGGATTGCTAACATACGAGAGGTCAGATGGTTATGACCTTTGGCTTTCTGTTCATCGTCTCCTGAGCTTTGCTTACCCAAGAACTCACGGACAGCTTTGGCTGCACCTTTGTTACGCTTTTGTAACTCAGCAAACTCAGAAGTTGCCAAGATGTTCTCAGCGGTATAGTCAAAGTTAGGGATCTTACTGATACGTAAGAGGAACTCCTTCACGCTCTTACTATACTTACCGTTAGACTTGTTACCATCTAAGCGACCTCTGACCATTGAAGCTAACTCAGGTTTCTTAGAAGCCAAAGCTTTGTATTGCTTAGACTCTAGGATACCTGTCTTGTTTTGTTCAATAGACTTGTCTTTAGTAATCTCGTCGTAGAACTTCTTGAGTTCTTCTTCAGACTTAGCGTCAAGTACTTCACCACCTGTGATCTCAGATGCAAGGTTATCTAGGTTAAACCCTTGTGACGAAGACTTGATCTTATCACTAAAGGTCTTATTCATAGACTTGTAGATTTCCTTGGAAGTACTGAACTTTCCTTTAGCGAAATCATACCGAAGCAACTGAGAGTCTTCACTCTTAGTGCGGAACATGTTGATCTCACGCAGAATATGCGCAAGGTATCCAGGAATCACTTCAACGATACTGCGTTGTGTGCGGTTATCGAACTTACCACCTAAGGACAAGCTACCAATGCTGTTTGGGTTTTCAATATTACCATCAGGACGTTCGTCCTTGAAGTTATTGGCGGTCCAGTCAAAGACTTTGGTAAGGAAACCAATCACGCCGCCCTTATCGGACATGTCTTTGTACTTCTGACTCTTCTGAAGGGTATCGATAGCACCAGGAAGGTTACTAGCAATTGTGCCTGCTTGATAACCTACACGACGAACAGCTTTGGCTTTCTCACTGTTCTCAAAGAACTTATTGAGTTGCTTACTGAGCCAGCCTGAGAACATACCGGCACCTTTGGCACCTAGGGCGTTACCTGCAAGGGTAGATTTACTCATCCCCATGCTACCCATGTTCTCTGCTAAGTCGGCACCTGTCTCAACACCCATCAACGCAGCTTCAATACCTTGCTTGATCCCGGACATATAGTCCATGGCTTGACCGGTGATCTTCTTCATCCCACGACCAATGACACTTTGAGATCCAAAAAAGAAATCGTTAGCACGTTCAGCAAACTTATTCTTAGCAGTTTGACCAAGACGCTCATGCATCGTGATCTTCAAGTAGTCAGGTAAACCAGTGTTCTTTACGATAGCTTCATTCTGGTTCTTAAAAACCTCATAAAACTTACCCGATAAAGACAACAGTTCATTTTGAACAAAGTAACTGCGATACTGAAGTTCCAAGCTCTTCTTTTGGAAAGCTTGCGTGACACGTTCAGTATAGGCACTCATACGCTGAGTGCTCTCATTAATAGTGTTCAGGATACCAAAGTTAGATTCAAAGCGTTTGCTCTCAACTTGATCTTTGATACGTGTCTCGGCAGTAGCGCGTGCTTCCTGTTGGAGAGATGCCTCATGCTGCGCACCGAACACTTGTGAGAGTGCCGTAGCCACACCTTGGTCCATGCGTTCTTCACGAGAAGGACCTTGCGTAGATACGTTATCCCCAAACATACCACTGATCTTAGAAGACATCTTTTTAAGAGTCTTTTGTTCATCAGGGACTAAACGGTCAATCTTCTTAGCGATACGACCTAATTGAGGTTTAATTTCTTTAACAGCTTCATCGTATAGCCGTGACGTAGATTGACTTACCTCACTTGCAGCTTGAAAGACAGACCCGTAGCTCTTTGGTAGAGCATCTTTGGTCATCTTCGCTAAGAGCTGAGGTTTCTTGAACTCGTCTTTGAAACCACTGACGGAGCCACGAAAGACATCCGTCACTACTTTACGACTCTTACTTCCCTTCTTGACTTCGGGATTAATTCTGGAGTCAACGTCGTCAAATCCAAAACTATCGAAGTCTAACTCACTGTCAAGGTCAAACTTGTCAGTGTTTAATGTTTCTTTTTTTGCCATGGGTTACCCTTTACTGGCTTACTAGGTTACATGACGGAACAGTCACATCACAGGATTTGGCTTGGGGATTATCTTATACCACATTTAGGACCCACTATGGCCGCTAATATTTTACCCTTTAACATTGATTTACTCGTGTTAAAGGATAGTGACGTTCGCAATATTCGTCCAGTTAAAGTCCACGATATCTTTGCCGCTAGTACCAAAACCTTCCACCAAGATGGTTTATTCTCAATTGAAACCTTTGGTAAAGTAGGCGAGGAGAAACGTAACCGTCTGTTCTCGTACATTGACATGCGAGTCTCTGTATTTCACCCGGTGGTGTTTAAGACTCTTTGTGATTTGAAGGGTTTGTACGGTGAGATCATGTCTGGCAAAGCTTACGCTGTATTTGATACGGAGCTTAAGGACTTTGTTCGCTCCAACGCAGGAACAGGTGAGACTGGATATAATTTCTTCTTGAAGCATTTCCCTAACCTGACGTTCGAGGAGCGACCTTCTGCTAAACGTGAGTTCAGTATCAAGTTGATCAACAAGTACCGTGAAAACTGCTTGTTAGACAAGTTAGTTGTGATGCCTGCGGGTTTGCGAGATTACACCATCGATGCTAATGGTAAACCTTCGCAAGACGAGATCAATGGACTGTACCTGAAAGTGCTTTCTATTTCTGGTGTGATTGAGAACGTCAACACCAAGATCAATGCCGCTTATCTTGATTCAGCACGGTTTAACTTGCAGATTGCAGTCATGGACATCTATGACTACATTAAGAACATGCTTGAAGGTAAGTCTAAACTTATCTTAGGTAAATGGGCAGCTCGTAAGGTCTTTAACTCTACGCGGAACGTGATTACCTCGCACATTCCCGATACGGTTGAATTACATTCTCCTAAAACAGTAGGCACTAACCAGACTGTGATTGGATTGTATCAGTATCTACGGATGATCTTGCCGTTAGCAGTGAAACATGTTCGTGATACTTTTATCAGTGATGTCTTCGTAGGACCTAACGCACCTGCGGTATTGGTGAATAAGAAAACTCTTCAGAAGGAAGCTATCCACGTAGATAGTGACTACTTTGACGAATGGACTACATATGAAGGGTTGGAGAAAGTCTTTGCAAGGTTCAGTGAAGAGAACTTACGCCACGAACCCTTGGAGATCAACGGATACTACTTGGGACTGATCTATGACGATGGTGTTCACTATCGTTTTGTTCAGGATGTCAACGAACTCCCTGAAGGACGTGATAAGAAATACCTACGTCCGATTACGTACGCTGAGTTACTGTATCTGTCGGTTTATAAGGATGCTTCGACTATTCCTTGTTTGGTAACACGTTATCCTGTTACAGGGTACGGTAGTATCTACCCAAGTTACGTATACTTAAAGACCACAGTTAAATCCTTGACTCGCAAAGAACTGGGTGCAGACTGGACTGAAACAGGTAACGTGGCATATGAGTTTCCAAGTACCGGTATCAGTTTTTATAACTCCATGTCGCCAAGCGTGGCACATATCGGACGCCTAGGCGCTGACTACGATAGATAATTCTCAATAGAGATTATTAACTGTCGCCTGTAGAAGAAACTCTACAATGATAACTTTTTGAATTGCTGGAAAAACCTGTCAAACGTATGTACTACAACGTAACTGGAAACGGTAAGCGTGAAAGTTTAAGAAACATACGGTAGGGTCAATCAGCAGCGAAGCACCGTACAGGTGAACGTTCAACGACCATCCCAGTAGTGGGAGTAGGGGTTAGTAACTCCGAAGTAGAAAGCACCTTACCAGGTAATGCTGAAGGTGGTGATATGGTCTGTTCCTACAGGAGACTGTAGGCGGGTGTCAGAGCACACCGGGATAGCGTCACGAACTATCTGGACATAAAGGGTGACACATGTTCCGCTACAGCTGTTTGGACGGAAGAGTCTAAGGCTGAAATTAAAAAGACGTTGAATTCCAAGAACTATTACGTGGGTGTGAACGGTAAGATGTCTTTCGGTTCAGGTAACGACATTACCGACCTTGTACTTAACAGCATGACCTCTTAAGGTTATATACATGACAACAATTCTTTTTCCGGTATTCTACCGACAGCACGGTGCAAGACGGCTACAGTCGTTGCTCAGTCCTGCACCTAAACCTTTGTCACAGTTACCTAGTAACAGTGTTCTTCACTTTAGTAGCTTTGATAAAGAACATTTAGACTTAGATACCTCTAAGATGTATCTTGGTGATAACGTTCGTAAGGCCGTCATTGATTTTGAGCAACAACTGTCTTATACGGAAGGTAGTCCTCGCTTTCATAATACGGTACTTCAGAACTTTACTCGGGATTTCTTACGTACCAACCGTAAGTTCCGACACGTTCATGACCCTATTACTTCGGTAACTGATAGTTCTGCTTTGTTGGTGTATAACTATAGCTACTTGCAAAAGCTCTATACGTACACACCACTTCCTATCAACAGTTACAACGAATGGTACAACATCAGTCGTTCTATGTTTAAGAAGATCAATGATCTTGCCAAGCAAAACGACAAGAACCATTTTGTATTTTGTAACGTTCCTAAGGATATCCCGAGTATCGGTATCTTGAGTGTATTTCAAGACAAGAACAACGTTGGAATGTTCAAAGTCTTTGATACACCTGAAGAGCTTCTGCTTCTCAATATGTATCGTTGGTTATTGCGTCCTGAAAGCATTGAGGTTAAAGACACTGATCTTGGCATTGTAAATGCTGAACATGACTGTATCTTCAAGGATCTAGAGCGTTCGGCTCTTCCTAAGATCAATATTGTGTTCACCAACCCTGATGGTAACTCAATCGTTCTGAACTTAGGTTATTTCAATAGCTGGGTCAAAGGTGAGTTGAATCAAACGGAATTTAATACCGTTGAACAAGTAACAGCTTCTCAGCTACAGAAGGTTTTCCTCAAATTCATGCTGGGTATGCGTAGTTTGATCGTAGAACCAACTGAAGCTGAAGTCTTTACCGACGATGTTCCAGAAGAACCAGCAACCACGGAAGATCAAGACATCGATGACGAGACTCCTGACCAAGGTGACGGCGTAGACCTTACTAGTGGTTTGAAGCAGGTAGATAAGCCTGTTGAAGTAATCGCTAGTCTCAAAGACAAAGACATTGATAAAGCCATGGTTGATACCATGGACATCGATGCACAGTTAGCTACTTTGGATGAAGATATCAAAGTTCTGGACGATGTCTCTAAGCGTAAGATGAAGGAACGCGGCGTTCACATCGAGAAGAAC